ACCGGATGGCCGCGCGATTTTTTCCCCCCCCACGTGGCGCGCTGGTGTCCCTCCGATCTCCCCCGACCCGCTCCCGCATATCGCGCCGCATTGTCTGCCACTAACGTTCTGGGCCCACTGTAATAATGACAAATTTGACTGACCAATGATATGTGGTCCTTAAAGCTTATTTGTTTTGAACTACTTCCCCTCCAAGTAGTTAAACGGCTATATAGTGGGCCAGTGATTATGTGGACTCATCAATTCATAATGCCTAAGCGGGAAGCCCCTTGGCGCGCGATGGCGGGATCCTCCAAGGTCAGCCGGGCCCTCAACTATTCCCCTCGTGGAGGTATTAGGCCCAAATTTGACAAGGCCTCTGCGTGGGTTAACAGGCCCATGTACAGGAAGCCCAGGATATACCGGACTATGAGAGGGCCCGATATCCCCAAAGGATGTGAAGGTCCTTGCAAGGTCCAGTCCTACGAACAGCGACATGATGTCTCTCATGTGGGTAAGGTCATGTGTATATCTGATATCACTCGTGGTAACGGTATTACCCACCGTGTTGGTAAGCGTTTCTGCGTCAAGTCTGTATACATTTTAGGCAAGGTATGGATGGACGACAACATCAAGCTCAAGAACCACACCAACAGCGTTATGTTTTGGTTGGTGAGGGACAGGAGACCCTATGGCACTCCCATGGACTTTGGCCAAGTTTTTAACATGTTTGACAATGAGCCTAGCACTGCCACAGTCAAGAACGATCTCCGTGATCGTTTTCAAGTCATGCACAAGTTCTATGCCAAGGTTACAGGTGGACAGTATGCAAGCAATGAACAGGCCCTTGTTAGGCGTTTCTGGAAGGTCAACAACCCATGTGACTTACAACCATCAGGAGGCAGGGAAATACGAGAACCATACGGAGAACGCCTTGTTATTGTATATGGCATGTACTCATGCGTCTACCCCGTGTATGCAACCCTTAAGATTCGGATCTATTTTTACGATTCGATCTCAAATTAATAAATGTTGAACTTTATTGAATGACTTTCGAGTACATGATTTACATAAGATCGGTCCGTCGCAAAACGAACGGCTCTGATTACATTATTAATTGAGATTACGCCTAATTGATCTAGATACAACATAACTAAATGCCTAAACCTAGCTAAATATGTCTGCCCAGAAGCTGTCAGGGAAGTCGTCCAGACTTGGAAGTTCATGTACGCCTTGTGGAGATCCAACGCTCTCCTGAGGTTGTGGTTGAACCGGATCTGGACGTGGTATATCCTGGTGTTGGTGTATAGTGGATCCTCCACGTTGGTTATCTTGAAATACAGGGGATTTGGGACTTCCCAGAAATACGCGCCATTCTCCGCCTGCGGCATAGTGAGTAGTTCCCCTGTGCGCGAATCCATTGTTCGCACAGTTGATGTGAATGTATAAGGAGCAACCGCAGTTTAGGTCGATGCGTCTGCGTCTAGTCGCCCTGCGTTTCGCTGCCCTGTGCTGTGGTTTGATAGAGGGGGGCGTTGAGGAAGACGAACGTCGCATTGTGAAGTGTCCAGGCTTTGAGAGATGCGTTTTCCTCTTTGTCGAGGAAATCTTTATAGCTGGCCCCCTCTCCTGGATTGCAGAGCACGATTGATGGGATTCCGCCTTTAATTTGAACTGGCTTTCCGTATTTGCAGTTGCTTTGCCAGTCCCTTTGGGCCCCCATCAATTCCTTCCAGTGCTTCAACTTTAGGTATTGCGGTGTGACATCATCGATGACGTTATACTCCGCATCGTTTGAGTATACCCTTGGGTTGAAGTCCAGATGTCCGCTTAGATAGTTATGCGGGCCTAATGCACGAGCCCACATCGTTTTACCCGTTCGACTATCACCCTCAACAATCAAACTAATAGGTCTGTTGGGCCGCGCAGCGGGATCAAGCCCAAAATAACTATCCGCCCACTCTTGCATCTCGTCTGGCACGTTAGTGAAGGAGGAGAGTGGAAACGGAGGAGCCCACGGTGACGGAGCCTTTGCAAATATCCTGTCTAAGTTAGCCGACAGGTTGTGATATTGAAAGAGAAACTTTTCTGGGAGCTTCTCCTTTATTATTTGCATAGCTGCCTCTTTTGAGAAGGCGTTTAGTGCCTCGGCGGCAGCATCATTAGCCGTTTGTTGACCTCCTCTAGCACTTCTGCCGTCGACTTGGAATTCACCCCATTCAATGGTGTCTCCGTCCTTGTCGACGTAAGACTTGACATCGGAGCTCGATTTAGCTCCCTGGATGTTGGGGTGAAACTGAGTCGATCGTTGTGGGTGAGATAGATCGAACAATCTATTATTTGTGATTTGGATTTTCCCCTCAAGTTGAAGCAACACATGGAGGTGTGGCTCTCCATTGTCGTGACGCTCTCTGCAGATTTTGATATATTTCTTGTTTGAGGGCAACTGAATTGCCTGTAATTGGGAAAGTGCTTCCTCCTTTGTAATGGAGCACTTTGGATAAGTAAGGAAAATATTTTTGGCTTGTAACCTAAAACGACGTGGTTCGGATGGCATTTTTGTAAATAAGAGGGTGTACTCCAATTGATTTCTCTCTCAAAAGTCCATATGAATTGGAGTATTGGAGTACAATATATAGTAGGAGTTCCTTTGGCTCTTGGGACACCTGGCGGCCATCCGTATAATATT